AGAAGAAATGATCTCCATCGATGGTTTCGAGGACGCAATCATCGGCACCGCACTGAAGCAAGATGGTGAAACGGAAGTTCTGGTGTACGACGGGTACAAGGCGGCTGAGATTTTCAAAAGCATAGACCCGAACGTCGATATCTCCCTGTACCTCAAGTTCCTTGATGCACAAGGTGAGGGGGATCGAACACCGATCTTCGTCTATTTGGATAAGAGCGTGAAAGAGGATGTCGTCGAACAACAGCGAGCTTACCTCCATTGATAAGTACGCGACGGATGCCGTTGAGTTCAGAGCGCATGTCCCATACATGGGGCTCGAAAACAACCATCTAACCGCGCAGCAAGAAAAGTTAGTCATGTTGATCTGTTCAGGCATGACGATTGCCGCTGCTGGACGTGGTGCGGGGTACTCATCCCCAGACACTGCCTATAAAGCGGCTCGACTGCCCCAAGTACAGCAGGCAGTTGAATACTTTCGTAGTCAAATGCGTGAGGAAGTGAAATTCACTCATGCAAATGCTCATGCGATGTACATGGACGCCTATCAAGCGTCTGCGACAGCGACTGAGATGAAAAATACGGTGGACAGTCTGGTGAAGCTGCATGGACTAGCCGCCCCGGAGCAGCAAGCGCAGCTCAACATCAACATTAATGCGTCATCTAAGCAGTTAGAGCGCATGTCTGATGAGGAGCTGCTGTCAATTGCTGGGAAGGACGATAAATACCTAGAGCCAGTGGCTGTAGATGAGTGAGGTACAGATAAACCAGATCCAGTGTCGCAGATGTAAGAACCTGCACTCTGAGACTCTGTTTAGCGGCAACGACAGACTGTGCGTCTACTGCAAGGCAGATGACGCGGAGCGATTAGTCGTCCCCGCTCAAACAGAAACGGTTGTCGAAGAAGAGCAAGAGGCATCGGTAGAGGAAAAAGCCAGAGCAGAACTGGCTATGCGGTTTCTTACTAGAAAGAGGTTGCTGCCCTTTGTTGAAAGATTTAATCCAGACTACCAAGCGGGTTGGGTTCATAAGGATGTGTGCCAACGCTTGGAAAGGTTTTCGCGCATGGTTGTGGAGAAGAAATCTCCTCGGCTTATGCTCTTCTTACCTCCGCGACATGGGAAGTCTACTCTCGCGTCTATTGCGTTCCCAGCGTGGCACCTTGGCCGTAATCCCGGTCACGAGTTCATCTCCTGTAGCTATAGCGGTTCGCTCGCTATGGGCTTCAGTCGAAAAGTTCGTGGACTCTTGCGTGAGCCAACTTACAAGACTGCATTCAAAACTCGTCTCGATCCTGAAAGCCAAAGCGCCGAATCTTGGCTTACCACATCAGGCGGTGGCTACGTTGCTGCTGGTGTTGGCGGCGGTATTACTGGTAAGGGCGCTCACATCCTTGTCATCGATGATCCTGTAAAGAACCGTGAAGATGCCGAGTCTCAAAACAATCGTGACGCAAATTGGGACTGGTATACGTCAACCGCCTATACGCGACTTGCTCCTGGCGGCGGCGTACTTGTCATTCTTACTCGCTGGCACGATGACGATCTGGCAGGACGACTCCTTAAAGCAACCGCTGAAGGAGGTGATGAGTGGGAGGTTGTTCGATATCCAGCTATAGCAGAGGAAGTAGAAGATTATCGGGAGATGGGCGAAGCCCTACACCCTGAACGTTATGACGCCGAGGCCCTAGACCGTATACGAAAGGCCGTAGGCCCTAGGGACTGGTCAGCTCTCTACCAGCAGAATCCCGTAGCTGATGACGGAGATTATTTCACGCGGGACATGATTCAGTATTTTGATGAAGATGAAGTCGATCTTGATGAAGTGCGTTTCTACGCTGCGTGGGACTTGGCGATTGGCAAGAAGGATCGCAACGACTACTCAGTCGGAATGGTTATTGGTGTTGATTCTTATGACCGGCTGTTCATTGTCGATGTTGTACGGGGTAGGTTCGACGGTTTCGAGATTGTAGAGCAGATCTTAGATCTGTACGAAGTCTGGAAACCTTCCATTATCGGTATCGAGAAAGGCCACATCGAGATGGCACTTGGACCTTTCCTCGAAAAGCGTGTGCGGGAACGTGGGCTGTACGAAGCCTATTTCAAAGACCTCAAGACGGGGCGTAGGGACAAAGAAGCTCGGGCTAGGGCCATTCAGGGCCGAATGCAGCAGGGCATGGTGTTCCTTCCAAAAAACCAAATCTGGACTGGACCGCTGGTAGCAGAACTACTGCGGTTCCCAAACGGTGTTCATGACGACCAAGTTGATGCGTTGGCTTGGCTCGGTCTGATGATGACTGAGTTTGCTACCTATCAAGCACCAGTGGTGAGAGAACCATCGTGGCGAGACAGGATCGACTACCTGTTTAAGACGCCGCGTAACAAATCAGCCATGAGCGCATGACTATGAGCAAATACGACGACGAATCGGTAACAGCCAGTAATCAATGGGACCGCTACATAAGAGCTAGGGACAATGGTCATCTTGACTATATTGAGATGGCTAAGAAGTGTGATTCCTACTATCGAGGTGAGCAGTGGGACGAAGCAGATATTGCTGCGCTCGATGCCGAGGGTAGACCCGCCCTAACGATCAACACGATTCTGCCTACTATTAATACTGTGTTGGGCGAGCAGTCCACACGGCGAGCGGATATCCAATTCAAACCAAGACGAGGAGGTGATGCCGAAGTCGCGCAAACGCTGAATAAGATGTACATGCAGATTGCCGACAACAACAAACTCGATTGGGTCGAGCAGCAGGTATTTGCAGATGGTCTCATCATGGATGGTCGTGGTTACTTCGATGTGCGGATGGATTTCTCTGATCATGTCGAGGGTGAGATCCGAATCACGGCAAAAGACCCTCTCGATATCCTGCCCGACCCAGATGCAAAAGATGCAGACCCTAAGACTTGGAACGAAGTCTTTGAAACCAAGTGGATGACCCTAGACGAGATAGAAGAGTTATATGGGAAGAAGAAGGCAGAGGCTCTCCAGTTTATTGCGGAGAACGGAAACTCATTTGGGCGGGATAGTATCGAGTACGAGGAGACTCGTTTTGGGGACATTGACTCTACAGATGATTACCTTGGTGCTGGTATTCCTGGCGATGACGAGTACCGAAACGTAAAAGCTCTTAGGGTGATCGAGCGCCAGCATAAGCGCATCACTCGCATAGATTGTTTTGTTGACCCTAATACGGGTGATCAGCGGGAAGTTCCTGAAGCTTGGAGTGACCGTAAGGCGAAGAAGTTCGCTAAAGAGTACGGCCTAAGCATTATTACTAAGACCAAGCGCAAAGTCCGTTGGACCGTTACTTGCGACAAGGTGGTCTTGTTCGATGACTGGTCGCCATACAACGACTTTACTGTCGTTCCTTACTTTGCGTACTTCAGGCGGGGTCGCCCATTCGGGATGGTTCGTAACCTGCTATCGCCGCAGGAACAACTCAACAAGATCGCCAGCCAAGAGCTGCACATTGTCA